TCACGCACATAAACTTTTGCGCGGAGGTTATTCTTTCTGGCCCCCGATGAGCCCACAGCATTAACCGTGAACGGTGTGGGCGACTCCAGCTTTCGGCCCAGTGCGACTTTTTGCGCTGCGGCAATTTCCCGTACGACGGCTGTCATTGCCTGAGCAGTGGCGAAGGGTATTTGTTTCTGTAACTGAGTTAACTGGCGGGAAAGATCTTTCAGAGTTGCCATGTTTACCCACCATTAGTTAAGCCATTAAAAATGGCCACCCGAAGGTGGCCTTTGCGATGGCGATAAGCGTCACTTTGTAGGCAATGGCATCCATCGCAACACTTCGAACTGTGAGTGCGCTACGGTACCGGTAAAACCAAAAATAGCTTGTTTGGGTTCCCCAAAACCATCGAAACAGCCAACAGCAATTCCTTTGTCAGTATCGAGAATAACCATTTCAAATGGTTGAGGCATTCGCTCACCAACGTTAATCCATTCCATAATTACCCCAAGTTTTCATGCGGTGATTAAGATTAACACAATGATGAGGGGTGACATGCCTCCTATCGGTGAAAGTACTACTGCGAGGCGCACAAAACTGCTATTTAGCGGCTCGTTGGTTTCTTATTGGGTGTTCCATGCCGTGCATGTATCTCACGGCAGGACATAGACGTGGGTTGCGCACCATTTGAAGCGATCATCAAAACAATCGGCAAGCCTATGACGATGATGATCAATAAGCCATTCCAGATGTAATAGAACATCAGCCCTCCGTTTTAAATACCGTTAATGCCCTATTTCACGGTTTCGATAGTCGAACCGTGGGAGTTCATCACGTACACCTGGTCACCCGGATAGACGAATTGATATCTTAAGCCGTCGAACGCCTCTCTCTCGGGATAGTGCGGGCTTTCGAAATCCTCAACCAGAATGGCAATAGCATCCTCATCAAGAACACCTAAGCGCTCACTGACGATTAACTCCTCTTCCTGTAGAACATCCGTGCAATCAATATCCCGGTAAGCAGCCGGCAGCCAGATGGCGAAGTCAGGATTTGAGTGGTCGTTGGTCTGCTTAAGAATCCCGTCGAATTGATCACTTCCGGCGCGGGCAATCGTCACGCTCGACTGTTCGCAGATATGGGTTACACCGTTGATGATGGTCTTAACTGTAAACATGGTATTTCCTTCTTCTTCTGGTAATAAAAAGCCCCGCTATTGCGAGGCATCACGATTAAAGGCTGCTACAGGGTGGCGGACAACATTTCTCCTCTATACTGTTAAATCGTCGAACTCAACAGAACAGGGAGAAAATATGATCGATCATTACTACGTAACTCACGCTCAAATCCTGGCGCTGAGAAACGTTGTTGCTTTTATCGTGCAAACGATGCCCGAAGAACAAAAAGAAAATGTCCTTCAGGTTTTGAGAAAATTTGCTGAAATAGAATTAATGGATGGTATCGACGCGCCGCCTACGAGTGATATCACCCCGAAAACAGTTGAGAAGTTAAATAAAGCCTACAAGGCTATCTTCAATGACATTATCGATCTTTCAACTCCTGGCAGGGAATCTGCTTCAGCACGCTACCTGCAATAGTTCTCGACCTTATCTCCATGATGGCCAGAACCTTCTTGTCTGGCCCTTTCTCAAGTTTGCTCAGCCGAAATTCAATATTCTTTGTCTTGGTCATCGTGTAACCCTGTCTGTTGATTGCGGGCAGTTGGCCTGCACGGATTTGTTGTGCGCCAGAATGTCGCGCTTCGTCTGTTTATCCATCACGTCTATGTCGTGGTCAGTCAGGTAGATGATCCGCACCCAGTTGCAGGCGGTATCAACCACCACCGGGGCGGGTGAATTGCTCGCGCAGCTCCCGATCAACATCGTCATCAGGCATATGGCTAACAGTCTGCTGTACATTGCTGGCCTCTCTGGTGGCTTCCTCTTTCCGTTCTGCTGCGGCGACGGTAGCAGCGGCGTTCTCTTCGGTTCGCTGCTGATCGGCTTTGGCTTCCGCTTTATTAGTGCCTCGCGCATGACCTAACCCAAATGCGCCAGCGACAATGGCCAGCAATGCAGTTGCCAGACCAATAATCATTTCAATGCCCATGAGGACCTCACACCAGTACTGATTTAGCCTGGTTAAACAGCGCTCGGCGTTTATCCAGACCGTTGCGGCCACCGTTAATAAGCAGGGTTACGCGCTCAACATCACCGGAATGAAGCAGGCAACCGTGGGAGACGTAAAACCATGCGGCCGAACGTGCAGCGTAATCATCTCGCTCCAGCAACTCAGGCTGGGTAACAAGGTCAAGCTTCAGCGCCTGTCCGCAGCTGCGATAGTTGCTCAAGCCCGTTACTTGTTTCAGGCCGCGACCGCGATATTTCCAGCCATCACCGGCAAACTGATTTCCGAGGTTCTTTTTCCCCCACTCGCCCCCATACACCAGGTTAGCGATAGCTCGCTGATTTGCTGGTTGTGTTGCCGTTCTTCCGAGTGCTGCGGCCTGCTGGGCGGTTATTCGGTGTTTGCCGAACGTAGGAACAAGTCTGTCGGCGGCATAGTTCAGGCTTTCCACCAACGTTGTATAACCGCCGGATTCATGCCCCGTCTGCGCGATGAACATCGCCTGGTCGAGTGGAGCAGTGATGCCGAATTCTCTCATCGCAGCATCAATATGCGGAAACCAACGCGCAGCTAACCCGGCGCTGATACCAGCCGCCTTCTGAAATTGTGATTGGTTCATCAGTGCCTCAGTGCGTCAACAAGCCGCGCTACATTGCCTCTTACGCTCAGCAGCACAACAAGGATCATGATGTTGGCCCCGATGGTGGGCCACGTTGAATAGGGGTAAATACCGCATAGATACGCCAGCGGCACAGAGCTGTATATCACGGTTATCAGCCATGCCAGCCGCGACACCCACTTCCGATGCCGTGAGTCTCGACGGCGATAGAACATCAGAGTAACCACAACACCTGCGCATAACAGCGCATTGATGGTTGCTGTCGGATCATTTAGTACCACCGGAACCTCCCCGGCGCGTTATTAGCGCCACCAGCGAGCCAATATCCTGATTGTTCAGGAAGGTGAGTATTTTCACGGCCAATGCCGAAATGATTACGGCACCAATAGCATCCAGCGGTTTATCGCTGTACCCGGTAAGTGCAGATAACTTGGAGCCAACCAAACCGGCACAAAGAACCCCGGCGATATAGGACACAACGAAATAAGCCATCCGCCGTGTTGCACTCAAATCGGCAGCGGTAGCTATATAAAACACAGAACCAGCAAATGCCCCGAACACAACACCGTAATCAGTACCAGTTAGCAGGCCATAGATGCTTGCGCCCGTTAAAGCGCTACCAGCTACGCCCGAGCTGGTTATTGGATCGGACATTTAGCCCCCTCTTGTTGCTGTAGGTCCTCTCAGAACGAGGGGAATTAAGTTCAGGCTTTCGGGCTCTTATGTAAAAGTGAAGGTAAGTAGTGAATCCCGAAGCCTGAATTGGGTGGGCACCACAGCAGTTGGGAAGGTGGTGACCGTTTATGTTTTATTAATCTTTTCTATCTCGCTGACTGTCTGCATGAAGCGTTCAGTTTCGAGTTCAACACCAATAGCGCGGCGACCCAGTTCCATTGCTGCTTTTACTGTAGAACCTGAGCCCATAAAGAAGTCGGCTACGATGTCACCCGGCTTACTGCTGGCGCTGATAATCTGCTTAAGCATGTCAGCGGGTTTTTCGCATGGATGCTTGCCTGGGTAAAACTGAACAGGCTTATGCATCCATACGTCGGTATACGGTACAGCTGCGGAAACAGAGAAGTAACGCCGTAGCGTCTTATACTCTTCGAGCAGCTCTGAATATTTACGGTTTAATGATTGGTAGGTAGCCACCAGCTGATGATGCGGATGTTCAAGCCTCTGTTTAAGGTGCTTTTCAATCGCTATACGTGTGAATAACGTTTGTAGCTTCTGATAATCCGCTTCATTCGGTAACGACCACTGACTGAGCCCAAACCAGTGGGAAGCCATGTTTTTCTTCCCGGTCGCCTCGGCTATCTCTTTTGTTGTTACGCCCAGTGCATCACGCGCATCTCGAAAGTATTCAATTAGCGGTGTCATTACATGCTGTTTAAGTTCGGTGCTTTTGTTCTCGTAATCGTTTTCCTTCCCTGTGTACGGCCCTAGATAATGCTCAGCAAACAAAACCCGTTCCGTTGATGGGAAGTAAGCACGTAGGCTTTCTTTATTGCACCCGTTCCATCGTCCCCACGGTTTGGCCCAAATTATATGGTTCAGAATATTGAACCGGCTCCGCATCATGACCTCGATATCTGAGGCCAAACGGTGGCCACAGAACAAGTAGATGCTACCCGCAGGTTTGAGAACTCGTGCGTACTCAGCCAGGCATCTATCAAGCCAGCGTAAGTAGTCCTCATCCCCTTTCCATTGGTTGTCCCAGTCGTTCGGTTTCACCTTGAAGTAAGGCGGGTCCGTAACGATTAAATCAATGGAGTTGTCCGGGAGGGTACCGATGTAGTGAAGGTTATCAGCATTGACTAACTCAACACTGTTTATTTTTACAGTATTTTCCATAGATCAGTAAGCTTAACTCTGATAGGCTCACTTTGCTTTTGCGCTAAAGCAGTGGGCCTTGGTTAGCTTGTGACCTGAAAGCATGAGCTAATGGCTGGTAGGGTGCGTCAACACCCACCAGCCGCCCATTTCCACAGCAGAAAGCCCCCATTACTGGAGGCGCTTATAACATCCGAACTGATAATCAGATAACCCCGCCATTACTAGCTGCGTAAGTATGAGCTGGCAGCGTTCGCGGCTCAGGTGGGTATTTTGTGCAATCTCTCCAGCAGTAGCCGGTTTATCGCTTAATTGATTGAAAACAGCCTTTGCCGTTTCTGTCATATCTTGCTGTTTTAACATGTCTTTTACCTTATTTATTTGGCGTGACATACAGATAACTCTGGTTCGTTTATCCAGCAAGAACTATCTATTGAATTATAAAAAAACCCCGCCATCTGGCGAGGTTCTGTAATATTTAAGTTCGTGTCTAAGTGACCACTCTTAACACATTAATATATAAAATTCGTAACGAATAGACTTTTATGCAACTTTTTCTACTTCCCTTTTAAGGGTCCAGTCATCCATTTCTAATCTTGCCCCCGTCATAATGATGCAGGCATCAATAAACGTTTCGGCAATCATTAGCCTGTTACGTATTTTCCCCTCGGAACATTTTTCCCAGCGAGCAATAGTAGATTTAGAAACGTTGTACATGTAATGCAACATCACCAGATTTAATTCGTCTTCTCTTCCGGCACGTCTGAGCATTCCAACAGCCGTATCAACGATCAGCCCATCATTGTCACAACATGACTCACGAGATTTAGATGTGTTTAATAAGAGACCTTTAAAACCGGCACCAATTGGCGACCAGTCAACCTGAGAACCTTCATTAATAGCCCAGGTTCCCCATCGTTCGAGTACCAGTTGAATATCACGCTGCATGGTTCACCCCTTTTATCTGGCCCGTAATCATTTCAATGCTGTTGTTGCATTCATTTCCCCAGCGGTCCCATCCTTTCCACTCTTCCCGAGCGAATAGTTCTATCCGTTTCACATCGCCGTATAGTTGCTCCAGTCGGTTCCTTACTTCCCACGGTTTAGCGCTGTGCTCACCGAGGCAAGTGTGAACAACCTGTTTTACCGATGCACTGGCGCGGGTTAGTCCGGTTCCCCTGGTGGCTATCAGGACATCTTCTGTATTGCTCCGGGTATGATTGCCACCGTTCATGCGCGTCTCACGGTCCAGCATCTCAAGCAGATCATTGAAGTCCACCAGCTCTCCGGCGCTTAGCGCCTTGTTGAAGCGGTCAGCGGCGTTCTGATTCAGTTTTACCCAGGTAAAGCCTTTCATTGTTCTGACCCGGAAACCCCATGATTCAGCCAGTTCTACAGCCTCACGGTTATGGGTCCCCGTATACCACATCGCCAGTACGGCGTTATCAGCAGCCAGCTTTCGAACAGGAAGAAACTTCAGGTCATCAATACTCATTGTGCTGTAATGATTACAGGCTGCGCCGTTGCTGATTCGATTGCCGTATTCCCAAGGCGGATCACAGTAAATAAGGTCATACATTATTTGGACCTCCAGAAAATTTCATAAGGCCACAAAATCCCTAAGATAATAGCGGTCAGAACCAAGCCCCCTGAGGCAGACATTTTTTTCAGTCTGGTGTGCGTATATTCGGCAGTCATGCCAGCCATGAACGAATAAATGATAATCAGCGCAGTAATCATGCGGCCTCCCGGATAAGCTGGAAATCGTTCAGGTATAGCCCGCCAAAGCTATACAGAATGCCTTCCCTGATATCCTCCAGCGTCGCGAAAGGGAAATAATTCAAATAGAACTCACTAGCCTTATCTGCTTCTGCAAGTAATTCAGATGCGCTGGCAGGACGCATGACGTAAATGACATCCTGAAAGATTGCCGCTGTCTGGCATGGGTAATTGATTTTTTTCACGTATTGTCTTGTCATGCTGCCCTCTGCTTTTTCAGTTCGCGGGTTTTACGGCGGTATTTAGCCGCTATTTCTTCCAGGTCTTCTTTTGAGTAATGCTTCGCCTCGTGTGGGCCTTCCAGCCATTCCACCAGCGACAGCCCGAACCACTGGATCAGGGTTTCACGGTAACGAGCGTGAACGGTTGCATTCTTCGCAGCGAAACGGCCTGAGCCACCATTACAGGCTTTGCACTGCCGATATGCGTTCTTCTCTTCAAAGCGCAGTTCAGGACGGGCACCAACCCCCATGAAATGACCACAATCCCACTGGCCACCAAAGACCATAGGCGGATGATAGGTACCGCAGGACGGGCATGGTTTACCCTGATCGCGTTCGCGGATAAAAGCATTGAAAGCGGTCTGAGCTTTCTTGATATAGTCACCGCGCGTCAGTAGCGCTTTTTTGCGCATCTTCAGCTTGTCCTTTCTGTCTGCCTCTGCCTTTTTAGCTTTAAGCGCACGGTTATGACCTATAGCGCACAGAGGACCACAGACCTTTTGCAGGTTACGATCTGGCGTGAAGGTCTCCCCGCACTGAGGGCATTTCTTCGATTTATATACCTTCACTTTTTGCCTGGCTGGCTTCTTCACTGTTTCATCCCCCGGTGAAATACCCACTCGAATACTTCTGAGCCGTTGATGAGCAGATCGTTAAAGTCACCCTGTGCAGGCCAGCGAACGGAGACGCTTTCCAGATCATTCTTTGCATGGAGGTTCGCCGCAGCGCATTCAAAAGCAGCAGCATGTCCGGCAGCGTTTGAATCAGCGTCAGCGAAAATGATGAGGTTCTTTACTCCGGCAGGTACACGGAATTTCTTCATGAAGGCGGTATTCATCGTCGCCCAGGTGTTGCATTTTGTGATCTGATGACAGGCCAGAGCCGTTTCTATCCCTTCGGCAATTCCAAGCGTTGAGGATATGGGGAACATGCGAATAGCTACGGATTTGGCGAACTCTAAATAACTGTCCTCCTGAAGCTTCATCATCTTCTTGGCTGCGCCGCCTGTTTGCGCTTTTGTCTCTCCATCCAGCAGGGTGCGATGCAAGTAACACAGTTCGCCACGGTCATCAGTTGCCAGCGCGTAAATTGCCTGAAGGTTTTTCCCGTCTACTGGCTGTTTGTCGCAGTATCTGACGCTCTCAGCAGGTAAAGAGTTGATCCCCCTCCCTTTGAGGTAACTATCTGCGCCTGTACCGCGCAGCGTGGTGAGCTTTGCAAACTTCCGGCTGACTTTCTCACGTTGTTGCGCCAGCGATGTACGTACCGGATTTACTCTGGTGCGATCCGAGGTGTAGGTATTCCCGATCAGCCTGTCAATTTCCGTGGCCAGTATTTTAAACTCTTTGCCTGTCTTAGCTGTAAGCAGCGCCCATCCATCGCCGGAGCCGCATACGCAGATATATGACCCGGTGCCGTCTTTATCATCACAGCGGAATTTCCCTGTACGACCACAAAGAGGGCATTCCCCTTTCAGATGGTTTTTCCCGGTAATGCCTGGGAGGCCATAGTATTTATAGATTTCCGCCCAGCGACCTATAGCAGCTTGTTTGGTATTCATGCGGCTTCTCCTTTCTCTTTTCTCTTCGCAAAGGCGATCAGTTTTGATTTGATGAAATTCGTTACTTCCGGTGTGATTTGCTGCGGGGTGTGGTGTAACCCTCTTGGCCATACGCCAAATTTTTGTTTATAGGTATGTGCGCACCAGCCATCACTGACCGGGCGTCCCTGAGCTGCGCGGGTTCGCTGATAAAACAGAATCTGAGACCACCAGGATTGCTTCTGCTCTGAGGTGTATTTGATTTCCGCTTTGCTGACCTTTTTCAGCCCGCGTGATTTATCTGTTTCCACGTCTTCCCCGGCCAGCGGTTTAAAACCACATTTCGGGCAGATATAGATTCCGGCAGGTTTGACGTAATGGCACTGGCTGCATTCTTTCGGCAACTTCTCCGCTTCATCGGTTTTCACGGCTCTCAGCGGTGCTTCTTCCATGCCATCAGATGATGAAGGGAGATAGTCGTATTCAATGTCGTCGGGATAACCCAGCTTATTAACCGTGCCTGTGTGATCGAAGATGAGGCAGTGATCTTTACCAGGGGCGGCACGCAAGCCACGGCCCAGCGTCTGTATCCAGCGCATTTCGCTTTTGGTCGGCCTGGCGAAGATGATGCAGCGAACATCGCTATCAAACCCGGCGACCAGTACACCAACATTGATGATTATTTTGGTAATGCCCTGCTCGAAACGGAGGATCGTCAGCTGGCGTTCGTCGTGTGGTGTGCTGGCCGTCATAACTTCAACCGTCACGCCAGCGCTGGCAAATTCAACCGTGACAAAGTTGGCGTGAGCGACATCGACGCAAAAACAAATCGTCGGGCGGTCTTCGCCGTTCTCAAGCCAGTTTTTCACGATGTCGCCTACCAGCTTGGCTTCGCTCATCACCTGGCTGAGTTGGTTTTCTTTGTAGTCGCTGCCATAGCCTGCTGTGTATGACGTTTCCACTTTGGTCAGATCAGGATGCGACGGTGCATAGAACTCATATTTGCTCAATGCACCAATGGCGATCAGTTCCTTCATCGTCGTTGGCTTAATCAGACGCTGGTAGTAATTGCCCAGGAATTTAGCGAAAGGCGTACCGGAAAGGCCGATCACCTTCGTTGCTGTGTTGCGAGTGAGATTGTCGATAACCTCCAGCAGTTTTTTGCGCTTCAGGTGGGCTTCATCAACGATCAACAGGTCGATATTGTCCGGGAACTCACGGCGAATCAGCGTATCTGCACTGGCAATCTGGATCAGAGCGTTGGGGTTGTATGACGGGTGATCACGCCAGACATAACTGATTTCTTCGCCAGGAAGGCCGTATTCCATAAATCGGGCTGCGGTCTGGTCCAGCAGAACCGTATACGGAGCCACAAACATTACGCGCATTTCACGGCTGACAAAGCCATCAGTGATGAGCGCGGCTATTGCTGTTTTGCCGAAACCTACAGGGGCGTAGAGCATGAATGAGTTATTCTGTTTCCAGGCGCTGCGCAGCATGTTTAACGCGACGATCTGTTTTTCGCGGGGCTGGATGTTAAGCATTAGCAGTAACCTCCCCGAAAGCCATAGCCACCAACTCGGCGATGACAAACTTAGTGCGCTGACGCTGGACCGACAACGTAACGGTTTTGGTCCCGTCTTTGCGCTGGCGGCCTTTCAGAAAACCGCCGTGAATGTGTCGAATAAAATATTCAGAGTTAGCCAGGCGTGGAACACTGCGGACCCGTCCGAGGTTGCTGACTTCATAGGCTTTGGAATATGGCTCAACCGGAACCGGGACCCATTTTTCGTTAACGTCTGAATAAATCATTTTGGCTCCTTTTGGATGGCTAAACGTCCAGATTTCCATTTGGCGTTTTAACCCCATTCAGTGATCTATCTGTTAGATCGTTCTCTTCTGGTAAAGCTGTTCCAGCCCTTCGGGCTAAAACCCAACACCGCCCCCTTTCCCCCAACCCGGTTTTAAAAATTCATACCCTGGGTGGGAGCGAGGTATATCCCCTGACTGCTGGGGTATATCTCGTACAAAACTCTCGCAATCGGCGGTTTGCCGTTCGTCGTGCTGCGTTCTGCTGCCGGAATGACACCGGTTCTGCGTCGAACGCCTCCTGGTACGCCTGCGCATACGCCATCGCGATTTTTTCCCGCATACCTGCCGGGAGTGCTGCTAATTGCTCTTTAATCCACGGGGCGTCCTCACGAGCAAAAACCGTGGGCATAGTCACGTGAAAATATTCGTCCTGATACACTGGCCCTCCTGCTTACGTGGTGAGCCTGTAAGGGATTACTCTCGCTTTGGTTTTCGTCGACCAAAGACAGCAAGAATGGACTTCACTTCTTCCTCTCGTGCTGAGAGGTGTTTCCTGTGGTAGTGCCTGATTTCGTCCGCTTCAGCTTCATCAATCACCCCATCTTCCAGAGCAAGATTGATGACTTGATCCACATGACCACGCATGGCGGCTGTCTTCATGGCTTTATTGAATAGTTCGACCTGATCCAGGTCTTCGAGCTTGGGTACATCCACCAGCAATGCGCCGCGTCTTTTAGCGAAGTAATCAGCCAGTTCAGCTGTTCCTGAAATGTCTTCCATTGCTTCCAGTTCCGCGACCTCAAAGAACCGGCACCCGTTTTTCTCGTACAGGTTGTTATTGAACTGAGTGACCGTCATCCCAAGAGCACCAGCCATAGCTTCGCGTCCTCCTGGATATGCTTTACACATTGCTTTCACAACTTCTTTGAGACTTTGCTCTACCATATTGAATTTCCTTTGGTAGTTACGGTTATGCCGCAGAATCGGTAGACTTTTGATAAAGGCTAGCGTCGTACTTAAGCTTCCCGTTGGTGATTCGCTCAATTACAAACGCCTGCTTCTCAGGGATGATCTCCCCCCAACGACAAACAGCTGGATGAGATATCCCTAAAGTAATGGCGGTTTTAGAAACTCCGCCGAAATACTCTATGACTTCATGTTTGCGCATAGTTGCTCCTGTTATCTAATGATCTGAAGGTAACAAAAGGTACATTAAATAGCAAATAAAAGTTACATGGACATAAAGTAACATTGGTTACATGAGAACTGAGATGAAAGATAGAATCCGTGCCCGTAGGGTTCAGCTTGATACCACACAACAAACCCTCGCTAAAAAGTTGGGAGTTAGTAGGGTATCAGTAACAAAATGGGAAAACGGAACAACAAAGCCAGACGGGGAAAACCTCCACCAGCTGGCAATTGCACTTCAAGTTACACCAGAGTGGATTCTCTACGGTGAAGGCGATGTTGTGCTTGATGATACAAAGGTTATTCCATACCTTAAGCCTCCGATTGCTATCCCGATTATCTCTGCTGTTCAAGCAGGGACATGGACTGAAACTTATTCAAGCTCAAGACTGACTGATGTGATTTCCTGGACACAAACTACTGCAAATGTTTCAGATGAAGCTTTCGGACTTGTGGTCCGTGGCGAATCCATGACAAACCCACACGGGATTCCGTCGATACCAGAGGGGTCGATTGTTATTGTTGAACCCCATTACGGGCAAATTGATGATCTGTATGGAAAGGTTGTTGTCGCAATGTTAGACGGCTCAACTGAAGCCACAGTGAAAAAATTGGTTTGGGATAGCCCATATGCATACCTGATGCCTTTAAATCCTGCTTTCAAGCCAATTCAGATCGATGGAAACTGTCGAATAATCGGCAAAGTTGTCCAAATCACACAGAATATCTAATCCCCCATCAAACATAGCCGGAGTAACTCCCGGCTTTTTTTTGCCTCTAATGGTAACAAAAGGTACAAAACAACCTTGACGGTAAAGGTAACTAAAGGTACATTCAGTTACATCAACAGCGAAGAGGTACCCAACCGTAAACGTTACGAACGGGGTCCGCTGAAGCAATACCGCTCTTTAACAATATGAAAATTTACAGCGTCAATGACCTGTTTAGACCCCTACACGTAAACGTGGCGTAGCACCAGGCGCGATCCGGTTGGTGTGAGGTTATCCCCGCGCGAGAGCGAGAACGGCGTGAGAACGGGCAACACTGGTGGGTAGTTGGCGCTGATTCAAATGAGAGGAGAACGATTATGAAGTAGTAATGCGGATAGACCGTAACTGGATGCCCTTTAAGGCAGCGTGACGACGGCGTTAACACGGTCGGGTTCCCACGGCGGCGTAGTGAGGGAAAGGAAGCGTAAGGCATCACTGAGTAACCGGTTAGCGCCCGGTTAACGCGTAAGTAGCTTCAAATGAATTGATGTGATTTATTCCAGCCCCTTCCGTATGAGGGGGTTGGGCTGAATCCACCAGCATCGAGGTTTTCATGTCGATTAATATTTCTGAAACAACACCAAAAGAAGGTCAGTTTGTAGCGATATGGAATGTTCGCGGAAAGTTATTTTCCGCAACATGTGATTGGGTTGGGTTTGTACTCCGGTCGTATAACGCCCATGAAGATTGTTATGAAACTGAACATGGAATGGATGAGCGATTCTTCCACAGCGTCAATGCTACGTTTTACCAATTTGTTGAGTAAATCAGTTAACCCTGATTCTTAGTTATGTGTTGATTACCTTTTGGCGGTTATCCAGTCTTCCACCAATCAAACAGGAGGAAGAGGATAATGTTCTGATGGATAACCGCCCTTTTTCTTCTATGTGTCCGCTCCCGGTGTTGGCTGGGCTGCCCAACCCAGCGCGGGTTCAACTCCTGCCGGATACCTAATTAATCGGTGATTTATATGACCTTCCGTAACGTTAATTTCCCCTACGGCGACCTTATGCGCGTCCCTCGCGGTGTGCAGGCTGTTCGCAACCCTAAATCATTCGTTCGCTTCTGGCGGCAGAGCTGGCTGTACAGGCTTCTTACCCAGAAAGGCGATCCTTGCTGATAACTGGAGATAATTATGTCCGAAACCAAAAATACCACGCCGTTTAGCCAGCAGCTGGCGTACATCAACAAAGGCACACTCGATGCCGAGCTGACCGAAGCGCTGGCCGAAGTCATCAAGGCTGTGCGTGAAACGGGGAAAAAGGGAGCTGTAACTCTTACCCTTAACTGCTCAATGCTGAATACCCGTGACGAAAACACTATGAAGGTCACGCCAAAGGTAACGCGTACCATTCCTGAACTCGATCGCGCCGATACCATCATGTTCTCTACCGCTGATGGCGATCTGCTGCGTGATGACCCGGCGCAAGTTCAGATGGATTTGAAAGTTATCGAACAAGCGCCACAAGCTGCGCCTATTAAGCTGGCCCAGTAATCCCCTTTCTTCCCAACACCTCTATCTAAAGGAATTATTCAATGTCTCAAATTGAAGGCTCTACCGTGCTTGATATTCGTGATCTTGTTGCTGCAACGCTGAAAACTGACACTGATATCCCGTCAGTCGTCGTGCCGGATGGCTTTGATGTCAAATCGCTTGAAAGCCTCCAGATTTCCCCGTCTCGCATTCGCCAGATTACCAACCTGATTTCTCCTGGTTCATTGATTGCTTATATCCAGCGATTCCGTGATACGCGTTCTGTTGTTTTCGCTGATAAGACCAAAACACGGATCGTCGCGGTGCTGGACTTCCACCAGAACGCCGATAGCCCACACTGGGGAACGCACAAAGCGGTTTATGACTGCCCTTTCTCTGATGAATGGAAAGCCTGGTCTGCTGCTGATGGCAGCAAAATGGACCAGATTAATTTCGCTGAGTTCCTGGAAAACAACATCCAGAATGTTGCGCCGGTCGGTGATAACTACTCGGGTCCGTCTGGTACTGAACTGTTGGAAATGGTTCTCGCGTTTCAGGAGACCCGTAAATCTGAGTTCAAATCAGTTAAGCGCCTGACTGATGGTACCTGTCAGTTCCAGTACAGCGATGAGAAATCCGGTTCAGGTAACACAAAAATGCCGGAAAAAATCAGCCTGGCAATTTCTCCATTCCATAACGGTTCACCCTACCAGGTTGATGCCCGAATTCGTTACCGCCTGCGTGATGGCCAGTTGATCCTCTGGTATGAGCTGATCGAACCGAAGAAAGTTGTTGAGCATGCCTTCCAGGAGATTGTGACCGATATGGAAAACCAGCTCGGCGAAGAACTGCCTATCTACGAAGGCTCCATCTAACCCCTCCGTGTGTTGTTTTATGCGCCTCCCGGTGGGGCGCATAGCGAAGCACTCCCTAATTCAAAAAGGTGACCATATGCCCAGCTTAGGCCAGCTCTATAACGATAAAGAATCCGGGTTAACTACCCGTAAAACCTACAATGTCCCGATCGCCTCAATTTATGCGGAAGAAGGTTACAACGTTCGCGAACTGAATCAGGCGCATGTCGATGAGTTCCGCGACGCGTTTATCGCCGGTGAATATATTCCGCCGCTGGCCGTAGAAGTTACTGAGCGTGGTGTGAAGGTGATCGACGGTCACCACCGCTATCACGGTGCGCTCGCTGCTATCGCTATGGGTCACGACATTGTGCGGCTTGAATGCAAAGATTTTGTCGGTACTGAAGCCGATAAGATTGCTTTCATGGTCACCAGCTCGCAAGGGCTGGCGCTAACACCTCTTGAACGTGGCGCTGCATATCATCGCCTTCAGAATCAGGGGTGGAGCCCGTCAGAAATTGCCGGAAAGGTTAAGCGCTCAGAGTCCGATATCCTTCAACATCTCCAGCTTCATGAATGCACCCCGTATATCAAAAAGCTGGTACGTGATGGTTCAATGAACTACGCCATCGCAATCGGCATTTCTCGTGAACATGGTGTTTACGCTGATCGTGAAGCCTCCAGGCTGATGAAAAAAGCGGAAGCAGCCGGGAAGAAGAAGGTAACCAAAAGCATCGCCAAACCACAATTCAATGCTGGAAAGGCGCGGAAGTTTCTGGAGATCATCGCGTCATGCAAGGAAACCACCAGCGGCGGTCTGATCTTTGAAGTACCACCAGCCATGCAAGCTGAAGTGCTGTCGATTCTTCAGGAATTCCGCTACGAAACATCCGCGCCTGCTGATTGTGAACAGTCAAATGATCATGGCGCTTCATCTGAAGAAAGTGACGCCGCATGACAGATACCAACCAATTCAAATGCCCAACCTGTGGCGCAGTAGCTCAATTCGCCTGGCATGGTAACAGCCCCTTCATGCGGTATGGGGCGCTGAAGTGCCCCAAAGGGTGCCATATAGTTCGCGTTACCTATCATGCCACCAGCATTAATGCAGCCAGGTTGAGTCTGATTAAAAAATGGGAGGAACTTTGTAAATGAACTCAGAATCCCTCAGCAAGCGCCCTCTTAGGAAGGCGTTAATTCTGAACGGTATAGCGCTGATCGCAATTATCGTTCTTTCAGCATTGGGTATCTGGCTGGTTAACGAATGGGTGGCAGCATGAAAGAACTGAAATTTTACGGTGCCAGTGATGATCTTTTTGAGTGCGAAGGCGCAATTCGTGAAGAGCTCTGCATGTACAGCAACCCTGGCGTTTATCACCTCAAATCATCTGAAGGTGAGATGCTCGTTATTGCCTGCTATACGGACGAGGGATGCTGGGCTATTGGCGCTGGTCAGGTCAATGAAGAAACCCCTCTTCCTACATGGCCTGCGTCATATAGCCAACATGAGCGCGGCTATAGCGTGGTCTTAACGCTGCAGGTACCTGACGACACCGAGTTAGTGCTGGAGGATAGCGATGATTGATATCACCGAACTGACAGGCGCACCCAAGCACGCAAATCAGCATCGTATCTCAAGAATAATCGTCGAAGCACCTAACGATGAATTGCGCCAATTGGCATCAGAGGTTGAGCAATATACGGATCAACTCATAGAGGCGCTGGAGAAGGCGCAGCAGCGGATTGGTGAGCTGGAGTCAAAACTAGCTAATCCGGTGCAACTGCCAAAAACAAACGGCTACTGGACTGAGCAAGAAAAGGCTTATGAAGAAGCTATTACGCTCGCGAAGCGGCAGATTCGCCTTGCGGGATTCCGCTGTGAGGGGGATGAGTAAATGGCAAAACTAACGAAGAAAGAACAAGCCTGGGTGGATGAGGTAAACGCAGTTCTGGCCCGTTGCCCGTCGCCAGAAAAAATCGGCTTTTTTACTATTGGCGATCCGGTAATCGGTCTGTACGACCTGCGAAGGGATAAAGAGATTTCCGACTCTAATGATGACTTAGTACGCGTGGCGCAGCAAAACGGCTGGCTATTTGACGAGCGTCTGGAATTTCCATCAGCAGTTAACGGCGTGTGCGGGTAAGGGGCGCAAACAGAATGACATTCACTAAAGAGCAGTTAATTAAAAAGGCGCAAGAGCAAATTGCGTTTTGCCGTCACACGAAGATAACGGGTGAAGGCCGCGCCCATGTAAACCAATGTGCAGCGTTGTTTGAAATCGCACTGGAGGCGCTAACCGCAAAGCCTGCTGTTTACTGCATGAAAAAAGGTGAGGCGCTGGATCTTGATGCCACCTCAACATGCAAATCGGTGATTGATGCGTGGGTAGATGAGTGGAACGAGATGCAGTGCGAACACGGTGATGATTTTAGCGCTGTGTCGCTTTATCTTCTGCCAATGGTTGAGGGCTTAAGTAATGACCAATAACCAGTTAACAGAAAACAGTGTCACCCAGCTTTTAAACAACGTCAGACTGGCACGCGATAACGCAGAGCGTGACGACAATCGCGTAGACCACTCTTTTTATTATGCGCTGGCGCGCGCCTTGGAAGAGCTACAGGAACGCCGCAAGGCCGTAATAGACAGCGAGCCGGTCCGCAACCCTGTGCTGGCGTATGCCGACAGTTATCGTGATATGGCGAAACAAGGCGTCGAGTCAGTCCCAATATGGAGCGTCATTACCGACCTAGAGCGAAACATAGCGCCGCTCTATCGCCACGCGCAGCCAGCGCCGGTAGTGCAGATGATCTCTGAGGAATCACGCTGCGGCAATTCTCCGGCTAACGATACCAACGTTGTTAAAAGGTTGACCATTACTCTGCCTGATACCAGTTCAAAAGCGTTCTGGAGTGGTGCCGGAAAAACGGAAACATTCCATCCTGTGACTTATCGCCGATGGGTGAAAGAAGCAATAGAGCGATGCTTTGCCATCGCTCGGATTGATGTGGAGGTGAAGTAGTGGAGCCTTCACTGGAATATGCCTGCAAACGCATTCAGGAATTGGAAAGCCTTCTGCTGGTGGACGTGCCTGAAACTGTATGGCCAGCTGAAGTAGCGATGGTCCTGTCAGAAGTAGAAAACGCCGGGGAACTCCCGGCGCACCACCAGCGCCGCCTGCAGCACCACATCAACCGGATGTGGCTGGAAAAAATGCCGGTACCGTCAATTATCGCCGCGGCTCGTTCGCTGGCCATCGCCATGGAGAAATACGCGTGAGAGAGAGCGAAATCATCGTTGATAACTTTGCTGGTGGTGGCGGAGCCTCAACGGGCATCGAGCTTGCGAGTGCGCGCAGCCTCGTTGTACGGGTACGGCAGAGTGATACCGATAAAAAAGTGTGTAAAAAGCTATGCATTGGCTCAAAAAGTGTGTAAAAATAAGATAAAGAGAAACCTGAGGGAAGGATAATGAGTAACGATCTTGTATTCGCATTGGCTAGAGTGCAGTTTGGCGAAGTCACACATACGAAGTTTGCGCAAGTTGGTGATGCTATTCAAGAAAACTTGCGCGCGGAATATCCTTTTTTTCACTCAGCGCAAGATGCTGAAACTTTTGAGATCCAGTTTGGTCCTGATGGTCAGAAGGTTAAAAAGATTGAAATACCAACTTTGACACTTGTCTCTGCCGAGAGAGATTGGGGAATCAGAGTAACGACTAAAGATTTGTTTTTATACACAAATAGATACGATAGATTTCAAAGTTTTGAAGTCAGAATGAGAGAGGCTCTAGGCACTCTAGCGAAAATATTCCCGATTTATCATACTGGTTTCTTGGGCATGAGGTTTTTGAATAAATTTCCTTATGTGGGCGAACGTTCATTTACGAAAGTATATAAAAAACCGGAGTTTCTACAACCAACTATTGAAAACTACAACCCGGCGGGTTCAAATCTTTCGGCTAAGTACAAAACGGATGTTGGTTGGATGAATCTCAACAGCGGTATTACTGTGGGTGGAGCACTTTTACCTCCAGACATTGAACAGTTTTCCGCCACATTAAATCCTAAAGATGTAAACAAAATCTGCGAAGGGCCATGGGCACATTTGGATATGGATTCCCATAAGCCAAGCAACTCCCTGATTAAGTATGATCTTGACAAGATTGTCGAGACGCTATCAGAATTAAGGGAGCGTGCAAATATCTTTTATAGCGAGATTATTAAGATTTAAAGGAGGCAGCATGGACTATGTTGATTATGATTATCATACAGAGGATTACGCGCATGCCTCATACATGCAAACTGACAAAAAAACAGGATGGAGTAGCATTGTTTTTTTTAAAACTATGTTGTTCTGTGCTGCTGCAACCGTTTTAAATAGTGGTGCCACATCTTCAGTTGATCAACTGGCGATTGAGTATCAAATAAACAAAGGAATTCAAAATAACGATTCTACTTTCGTTTCTGAAGAGATTGATAACAATAAATCTCAAATACACTCTCTAAGTTCTGACTTGCAAAAGAAATTTGGTTTTAAGAAAGCGCAATGGGCAAACGTGCTTAGTGTTGAAAGAAAAACTCTCTATAACTGGGAAAATAATCCTGAATCGACGCCTCATGCTAAGGTTTGGGATAATTTGAAAACACTCAGTAAATTCGCTGATGAGATTGATAATGGGCATGCACCTTACATTTCGAAAATGACTTTTGGAAAGGGACGTAAGGAAGAGTTTACTCAGGCTTTCACAACTCAACCGCTTTCGTTTGAGTCAATGATTTCTGTATATGAAAAGTATTATACTGAAATTGACGGTTTCTACAAAAGACAACTTCTTTCTTGATACTGAGTTAGGTGAGCTTTACAATGGAACAAAGTAGAAGTGATTTTATAAAAGCTGGCTGGGAAAGAGGGTCTTTTGTCAGTTTGTCCGGCAATGACTTTTTACTTGCACACTTACCCTCAGAACTTGAAAAGTGTATGGCGTCATATGATGCCGAGGACATCTATTTTGTTCCTGTTTTGTACGATTGCGCATTGATTTCTGATGACTTTGTTCAAGAGCCTTGGGTAAATTTAATTGTTTGTTGGAAATGTAGAAAAATTGGTGGTGATGGCAATTTCAAATATTGCAAAAACCCGCGGAAGTACCATTTCCCCTTAGAGGTTAAAGGAGAATCGGTTTTTTTTGAAACTAATGCCGTATCAATAATTCATATGAGACGGGATGTTTTTCTGAAGTCATCAATCAATCTAAATGTTAAATGGCCAGTTTTTGGCCTTGAGACAATGTTAAATTGGTTAACTGAACGAATCAGACAGCCAGTATTCCCTGACGAATGGAACGAGAGATTAAAGAGTAAAAAGAAATTGTTAGAAAGATTTTACTCAGATCAAACTCTTGTTGAGAAATGTGCAGGTGTGTTTTTCCGTATAACTCCATTTAGACAAATAGATAAAACTGAACGCTACTCTGTGTCAGCACTTATTGTCACACCAGCTATAGAAAATGGTGCTGAACACAGGAAGTTTAATAGGGAAATTAAACCTAAACTAGATGAATTGAAGGAGCAATTACGTCAAATACTTCAAAGCATTGAAAATGTAGATGTTGAAACTGTTTCGGATTTACAAGAGGATCAATTTACTCGTAAAGAAGAACGATTGTATAAGCGATACCAGCTTGAATTTATGACATATAAATCAGGGGAGGTAGATAGTGTGACGTTACCTGCTGATTTACAATTTCCTTTTGTACAGTCTAAGTAATCAGTTTTATCTGAAAAAAGATGTGGTTATTAATAAGTAGTAAAAATGGATAGTGAGTACTTAATTGAAAGCCCTGCGCTAACAGGGCTTTCGGGGCGGAAAGTGCGCTAACACATTCCGGTGAGTATGGAGGTAATCCAACCGCAACACTCTTCTTTGACGAGCGAAGTGTAGTGGTTCTCCCAACAAAGTGCAATCTGTATGGGTTTACAGGTATGCAGGGAAACAAAAGCCATGGCTATGGGAACCTGTCGCAAATGTGGAAGTTCTTGCGAGATCATTTTCCGCTATACCGTATGTGTAGATGGGGTGGTACGTCACGCGAAGAAGGGAAGACCTTTCCCTATTCCTCTTTGCAACTGCTCTTCTAAGAAGGCAGCGTAAATAAAAATCTAAACCCGCTTCGGCGGGTTTATTGTTTCTCAATTAACCATGAGGGCTACCGGACTGGTACGTCATCGACCAGGATTACCGCGGCGTGAAATACGCCAAAGACAAACAAGTCGCTAGGTGCGGCAACGCCGTCCCACCGCCGTTTGCAGAAGCGCTTGTGCGCGCAAATTTGCCGGAAATGTGTCAGACCTGGGCAGCGGCTTAACTATAATCCCCTCTAGTATTGAGGGGATTTTCTTATGTCTAAAGCTATGAAACTATCCATGACCAAAGAGCAACTCAAGAGCATCATAGAAACTGACCATGTGCAATGCGGAGAGGCTGCGGCAATGGCTGGCGCTTTATTGCGCATCCTTGAGCTGAAACCAGTAGCCTGGCGCTATCGAACCAATATGAAAAACGTCACTGACAACTGGATGTTTACTGATGAAAAGTGGCGAACGAAAGAGAGTATTACGTTTGAATCTGAGCCGCTGTATACCTTGTCCCTGACAGTTTCTGATTGAGTCACTAGAAATAAACCAGCCAATTCAACCCGCTACGGCGGGTTTGCTTTTTTATTCCTGCCAAAAAATTAGCAATTTGTGCTCTTAAGATATTGCTCATCCAGCGCGTTGGGTGTACTGTTTATTTATACAGTATATCGAGTGGGGTGATAATATGAAAATCGAAGTAACCATCGACAAAACTAAAAAATTACCTGATGGTGCCATTCCGGCTCTTGAAGTTGAGCTATTGCGTCGTCTGAATCAGAACTATGAAGATTGCAAGCTAACCATTCGTCGCGCCGGATCAGACGGGCTAAGCGTTTACGGCGGCATAGATGGCGATAAAGAAACCATTGCAGAAATTCTCCAGGAGACATGGGAAAGCGCCGACGACTGGTTTTATTGAGCAGTAAAAATGTGGCGGTGATGCCGCCATTGTTAACCTTTACGCCATCTTTAGCGCGGTTATTTTTTTGCATATTAACTCGTTGGCCGTGTTCGTTGCAGGTGGAGTGTTTCCAATGAGGTATTTATGGAAATACCGGATGATTTATTTCCAGGATTCAAAGAGCATACCGGGCCTGTCCTTGTTTATGTGAAAAATGGGGTTGTGGAGAGGGGCTTCCCGCTGCGCAAAGATGAGTTTGTCACCTCGCTAAAATCCCTTGATGAGGCCCGTAAAAAAGCCGGTCTTCCCCCTGTAAGTCAGGACTAAAATTAGCTATATTAATTACGGGTCTGAACAACCCTTCTTGCCAGTCGCTGTGCCACGGAGAAAAACCGATGGCGCAGAAGAACCACTCTCAAAAGCTGTACCTCCTGACACCGGCTATCACCTATGCTGGTGTTTCCGTTTGTCTTTCGCACCCTGGCGGTGCGATATGAGAGACCCTCGTCGCAGATGCAGAGCACCCGGCTGCGGTGCCTAGTTTAACCTTATCTATTCTAATGTTTACTGGTGCTGCGAAGAGCATAAGAGCCAGTACCTTGCGCATCAGCGCGAGAAACAAAAGGTTAAGGCACAAAACAGGTTAAAAAATAAACCCGTTCACCATATCCGCCCTGAACCAAAGACGGCTGAGAAGCCCCTCAGTCACTGGCTGGAAGTTACGGAGCGGGTAGTAAATACCCTTTGCCGTGAAACTGCCCTTGCTAATGGGGAGGGGTGCATTTCCTGCGGAACCCACCAGGCCAAAGTCTGGCATGCGGGGCATTACAGAACCGTTGCTAAAGCCTCCCACCTGCGGTTTACCCGCATAAACATCAATCTTCAATGTGATGACTGCAATGTCGGCAAGTCCGGGAATATCAAAGCCTACCGGGTCGGGCTGGTGGAAAAAATCGGTGAAGCCGCAGTTCAGGGGCTTGATAACGACAACCGGATTCACCGCTGGACCATCGAAGAGCTGGAAGCCATCCGCCTGCAGGCTTACGCCGACTTACGCGCACTGAAAAAAACGCTGGAGGCCGCATGACGCCAGCAGCCTATTACAACGAAATCGACCCATTTGCAGCGCAGTGGCTGCGTAATCTCATCGCCGGCGGTCACATCGCCCCGGGCGAAGTTGACGAACGGAGTATTGAAGATGTCACACCTGACGACCTCAGAGGATTTACCCAGTGCCACTTTTTCGCCGGGATCGGCGTCTGGTCTCATTCCCTCCGCCTCGCCGGATGGCCTGACGATCGCCCGGTCTGGACTGGTTCCTGCCCGTGCCAGCCTTTCAGCGCGGCAGGCAAAGGAGATGGGTTTGCTGACGAGCGGCACCTTTGGCCCCACTTCTTCCATCTCATCAGCGAGTGCAGACCTCAGCATGTCTTTGGCGAACAGGTTGCAGCAGGTAACGCAAACGTATGGTTCGACCTTGTACAAGCTGACCTGGAAGGAATGGGATACGCCTTCGGGCTTGTGCCGTTTACGTCAGCGGGCATCGGCGCGCCGCACATCAGAGAGCGGGTCTACTGGGTGGCCAACGCCGGTAGTGGGAGATATGACAGGCGGACCGCGGCCGCCGGACAAGAAACGCGGGCCGGCGCCGGGATTGCAATCGGCGTCGGCATTGGCGGGTTGGGTAACGCCAACGTCGCGCGACTGGAAGGACTCAGCGGGAATGACGGCGCAGCGGGGCGGAAAGGAACGACTGGACCAGCTGCCGCGCCAGGCGTTCATGACGGGCTGGCCAACACCGACGACGAGCAACACTCGATCGCCATCAGTGGATGCGGCCATGAACATGTATCGACAGAACGGGAGCAAGACCCAGCAGCGTCTGCAGGACTTCGCGGGGATTACCGGCCCCTTGAGGTTAACGGTTTTTGGCGAGATGCGGACTGGCTCTTATGTCGAGATGGCAAATGGCGTCCAGTTGAACCCGGCACATTCCCGCTGGTTGATGGGGCTGCCGCACGAATGGGACGAGTCGAGCCCGGGGTGGCAAGAGTGGCAAGCAGCAACCGCGTCGGCCGCCTGAAGGGTTACGGTAACGCCATAAACGCCCAGGCCGCAGCGGCTTTCATTCGCGCTTACATGGAGGTCGCATGACTTACCAGCTTATCTACGTCGATCCGCCTTGGCAGTATGGTAATAAAATTAGCAACGGCGCTGCTGAGAACCACTATGAAACTATGAGCCTTGTCGAACTTAAGCGCCTCCCTGTCTGGAATCTGGCTGCTGATAATGCCGTTCTTGCCATGTGGTACACCGGCACACATACCGAGGAAGCGATCGAGCTGGCAGAGGCCTGGGGTTTTCGAATTCGCACCATGAAGGGTTTTACATGGGTAAAGCTTAACCAGCACGCCGAACGGCGATTCAATAAGGCGCTAACTGAAGGTGAGTTGGTGGATTTCAATGATCTGCTGTCGATGTTGAATAGCGAAACCCGTATGAATGGAGGCAACCACACGCGGGCCAATACTGAAGATCTGCTAATAGCCACCTGTGGCGCCGGGTTGGAAAGAGCGAGCGCATCTATCAAGCAGGTGGTTTATTCCTGCCTGGGTGAGCACAGCGAGAAACCCTGGGAGGTTCGCCGTCGGCTGGAATTGCTGTACGGCGACGTTAAGCGCGTGGAATTGTTTGCTCGCGAATCTTGGCCCGGCTGGGACCGCTGGGGAAATCAGTGCGAGAGTTCTGTTGAAATGCATTCGGGAAAATTTATCACCAGGGAGGGGATATGAATCATCTCACCATAGAGAACATCCGCTACCGCTGGATGAAGCTTCGCCTTTGCCGTCATCGCGGCACTGTATTAGTTGACTACCGCATCCTCAAAAACTTTATACGCATCTGTCAGATCCGGGGAGAGACAGCATGACTCCAATGCAACGCCGTAGACAAAATGCAGCTATGTCAGAAGTCGCGGTTGCCACGCATAAACGATACCTCGGACGCCCAGAATTGCTTACGGGTATTCAGTCTGCCTGGATTAAATCCCTGCTCACTGTCTGGGGGGAGAGTCTACGAGGTGCTACTTTTCCCCGCAAGCCTACAACGCATTCATGCTGGTGGGCCATCAAAGGGGTCAGATGGTCAGACAAAGCTCTGGAGCGTTTCACTGCTGCGCTTGAACAGGCAAGGAGGGAGGGATTTTGCGGGCCTAATGCCCTGAAGAGGGCTCAGATAATTTTATGGCCAAAGCCAGAGACTAGCGTCATAGACAGCGCTATCAGTGATGATGATGCTGATTTTGTGGAGAAATGCGTGCTCGATGCCTTTGATGTTAACGACCCTGTTTATATTGTTGGGCTGAGCTATTACACGACGAGAAAAAAAATATCTGATATTACCAGGGAGCTTCAGAAGATAGCCCCATGGCTGACGGCAGACCAGGCAAGAGAGCGCGTGAAATGGTGCCTTAAGATATTTCAGGGAAGGGCTTTTCTATCTGCACGCAAAAACCTGAGGAGTTAGTTTTTAGCTTTTTGTGCTCAAAGTTCATTTTATAATTGATTTTCACCCAAAAGTTTAGATAATCCATTCATGCTTGGCAGCGCCGCGCCACGATGGCAGCGATGAGAAGCGACAATTTGAATATAACGAGAACCCCGCCAATGCGGGGTTTTTGCTTTCCGGCGATACGACAGGGGTATTCGCGAGATGCATTGCATCAGTACCCCTGTCACATCGTCGTAGAGCATTGAAACGAGTTTCATCAGATGTTAAATTTTTGGTGTGGTGAATCCCCCTATGCGGAGGGGCATTGCCAGTCTGATATGTTTTTTTGCGCATTGCGAGTCGTCTGTGGACTGGCGGCGACTTACCGGGAGGCACCCGGCACCACACCTAATAAAAAATGATGATAGCTGTAAGGCCCACTTCGGTGGGCTTTTTCTTTGGGCAAAAAAAAAGCCCGCATGGTTTCATGCAGGCAAGGCAGTTACATTTAGATTTTGTCCCGGTATATGTTTTTTTTGTCCGGAAGTCGAAAGATACTGTCTCGAATACATTTTGTAAATAACGGATTCAAATCACAAGGCCATGCATTTGCATGGCTTTTTTATTATCAGGTCCCGCAGGAATCATCATCGACACGCTTCGTTGTTAAATCCAGCCTGACGGGCCTGACCCTTTTCAAACACACAGCTTCCCGATTTTTCATCGGAGGCGGTAACTATGGCTAAACGTATGCAAGACAAAGAGAGCATTGCCGGGATGTCCTGGCTGGTTCTGCTGATCATTGCTTGCTGGGGTGGACTTGTCCGCTACCTGATAGATGTGAAGCAGAGCAAGGCAACATGGAGCTTGATCAATGCTCTTGCCCAAATGGTGGTTTCAGGGTTTACCGGCGTTATTGCTGGTCTGGTGAGCATTGAAAGCGGATTGAGCATTTACATGATACTGGCCACTTCCGGAATTAGCGGGGCAATGGGTTCTGTTGCTTTGACCTATTTCTGGGAGCGCATTACCGGAGTTAAGGCGCCATGACAGCAGATCAGATTATCGAGGGCATCCTCGGTAAAGAAGGGGGTTACGTAAATAACCCGAATGATAAAGGCGGCCCAACGCGCTGGGGTATCACGCAGACTACCGCCCGCGCATATGGCTATAGCGGCGATATGAAGGCGTTACCACGGGATACAGCCAAAGCAATTTATCTGTCGCAATACTGGACAGAACCGAAGTTTGACTGCATCGCCGAGTTGTCGCCAGCCATTGCACAGGAATTGTGTGATACTGGCGTGAACATGGGGCCACGTGTCGCCAGTACATTCCTGCAGCGCTGGTTAACGGCGTTGAATATGCAGGGCAAGCTATATCCGGATCTGAAGACGGACGGCGCGATCGGCAATCTCACCATCGCCGCCCTGAAAAGTTATCTCGCCGTTCGTGGCAAAGATGGCGAAGCCACGCTGCTGAAGGGGCTGAATTGTAGCCAGGGCGCTCGCTATCTTGAGTTGGCCGAAGCGAGGCCAGCTAACGAAGCGTTTCTATACGGCTGGGTTAAAGAGCGGGTGAGCCTATGACGATGATTATTTTTTCCCTGCTGGCGCTGGTGGCCGTGCTCGTTCTGTTGCTACTGCGCAAATATACCCAGCTGGAGTTTGTTGGTCATGCCCGGTTGCTGCTTAAAACATGGTCTGTCCGCCTGGGCGCTGCCGGCGCGCTGGTTGGCGTATGGGCGCAGTCATTCCCGGATGCCGCGCTCCATGCCTGGGCGATGCTGCCGACGGACATTAAAAATATTCTGCCGCCCAATGTTGTGGAGATGATTAGTCCTGCTCTGGTGGTGCTCGCCATTCTTTCTCAGTACGTCAGACAGCCAAAGCTGAAAGATAAAGCCGATGAGCAGCAGGAGGCGCAATGAGCCTTGAATTTACCAGCGGGCTGGTAGTCGTTCTGCTTGGCTTAATCGCTGGCGCATTTGGGTTAGGCCATGCCCGCGGGACCAGCAAGGCAGAAGCCAAAGCCGAGCAGCAGCGAACCGAAGAGAACGCCGCTGCTACCGTCGCCGCGGCAGAACGCCGGGCTGATGCAACGAAAGGGGCCAGTGATGTACAGGAAGACGTTAAGCGTATGGGCGATGACGATGTTGATCGGGAGCTGCGCGAAAAGTTTACCCGCCCCGGTAGTCGTTGATACGGCCTGCAACTGGGTGAGGGTCATCTACCTGACCGACCACGATATTGAAGTTCTCGACCGTCAGACGAAGCGCGACATTCTGGCGCACAACAACTCCGTGCTGGCTAACTGCGAGAAGAAACCCACCAATAATCAGTAAGCTAATGCTTGCAAATTAGCAGTTCGTCTGCTAACGCTTCGTGATAAGATTTTCAGCGGAAATTATCTATTAAAAGGAATGCGTAATGTGGACGTGCTGATTGACAGCGCTTTCGAGGGATATCTTTTCCTCTTACTGGATATGTGGCCAGTATTGATTGTTGCTTTCGTAGGGTTGGCTCTTTCATTTTATGGCGTGTTAATGCGTAGAACTGCGGTCGCCTTCTTTCTGCTTGCAGCAATAATAGGGACTGCTGGTGCGCTTTATACTTAAAAGTAAGTTGCAGATCATATGCATAAAGTCCACCGCCAGAAAGGTAAGTGATATCAATCAAAGTTAAATGAGATTCGTCTTAATTGCTTAAGTACCAGGCGTAGATTGAAGATGCTGCAATCGGCAGTATCACTCTGGGACATAACAATGGGACAGTATTATTACGTTAATAAAAATGCGCAGTTTAATGGCGATCACGAAGTACATGTGAGTTCATGCACTCGGTTGCCAGAAGAGAAAAACAGGCTGTATCTGGGGATTTTTGAAACTTGCTCTCCGGCAGTGAGAGAAGCCAAGAAAACCTACTCGCAATCAAATGGCTGTTATTACTGCTGTTATGCGTGTCATACGTCCTGACAACTAGCATGAATCAAACCAAGGTCGCCAGTAGCGGCCTTTTTTATTACCAGAAGCAGGAGAAGAAGCATGTTAACAGTAAAAGTGATGTCGCCTGGTGGCGGTGAAGAAATTCATTGTGGACTGAGCGTTGGCTTCAACCCCAACCAGCAGAGTATTGCCGTATCGGGAATGGACCAGAACGTATTCCTGAAGCAGGGAGAAGTGGCCTACGTGATGAACGCAAACGGCAAGACCATTTCACGTTACGAACACCTGGAACGACAGTAGGCATTACAGAAGCTCTTCAGCGAAGGGCTTCGATAATGCTCCCCACATCGCATAGAGGTACGACATGGTCGAAATCACCGACGCCCAGCAGATTCGTCTGAACCTGCTTTCAACTCTGAACTACGACACCGCGGCGGCAAAAGTCGCTGTAGAATTTGTTCAGGACAGTCCGCTTAAGTACCAGTTATTCATCCAGCAATACAGCCGTGTCACATCAGAGACCGAAGTGGTAGCAAAGACGATGAAAGCAGTACAGGAAGCAACTGAAGCGCTGCCGCTCTTCGATACCAGCGCTGAGCAGTCCAGCTAGGCATTACAGCAGGCATTCACTGAGTGCCTGTGATAATGCTTTCTTTGGGTTAAGCGCAAGGGTAATCTGAAATCTCCGGCACTCATCAGGAGAGTAATATGAGTTATGAAATGTATGAAGTGGTCAAGCAGTATCTCTTTGAAGTCCATGGAGTGGGACAAGTAAGGGCTGAGATACTAAAAACAATTAAACCTGAAATAAACGCTCCGTATATGTGGCGAGCAAGCCACATATACGATGGTTATGCTCCTAATCACGGGAACTCATTAGAAACAGCAATTAGTGAATTAATTTATTATATTGAGCACTTTGATGCTGATTCAGCTGAACCTGATCCAAACTATTAATCACTATTTTAAAAATCATTAAGCCGCTTGCATCTGCTAGTGGCTTTTTATCGTACCTCAAGTGTATCGTTGGGGCGTATTCTAAAGCTCTAGCGCATGAACAGAGCTGCGCACGATAAATCCATCATAATTGTTTCTTAATGTATTTCATCCAGGTTAGGATTAGCCTCTCAATCAAAAGGAAAGTGAAAATGAAGAAGCTGATTATTGCATTTGGATTTGTACTATTGGCTGGCTGCGCAACCGTAGGCAAAGACTTCTCTGAGAGCGATGTCGCGTCCATTCAGAAGGGGGTGACAACTGAGCAAACAGTATTATCAACCTTTGGAAAGCCTGCCACAGTAACTGCTGACTCTGAAGGCAATAAGATATATACCTGGACCTATGCTCACGCAACGGCATTTAGCGTAGGGCAGGGCAAGGCGTTAGTGGTGAAAATAAACAAAGATGGGATTGTTGATTCTTATGTTGTTAGTAAGACGCAACCTTAACATCGACACTTTAGCAAGAGCCTCGCTTCGGCGGGGTTTTTTATTATCAGCGGCAAGTAGTTTCATAAAGACTATAAATGCAAATGATAACCATTATCATTTAATGGGTCCTCCCCGAGGGATGGGTTACCACGGGGCGGCGGACTCGCGGAAAACGGCTAGTTTTCATATTTCATAGTCATCATCATCATGCACACAGGTTATTGATTTTACAGGTGTCGGATTTTCAATGATGTCGAATCGTACAAAAAGTGCTCACCATCATGGACCAGGAAATCGCTGCTTTAAAACTAAACATCAACCAGCTCGCTGGCATCACTGGCGTACACCGTCAGACGGTTGCCGCCAGGCTGAAAAACGTTGTTCCGGCACCAGGCAGTAATAGCAAGCTCAAGCTCTATCTCGTCACTGATATTTTGAGTGAGCTGATGATTCCGACGGTCTCAACGGCAAGTGTCGAAGATATGGACCCCTCAGACAGGCTCGCGCACTGGAAGGCTGAGAACGAGCGACTGAAATTTGAGGTTGATACAAAGCAGCTTATTCCTGCCGAAGACGTTGCCAGAGAATTTTCACTGATGGCGAAAGCCGTCGTCATGGTGCTTGAAACACTCCCGGACATTCTTGAACGCGACTGCGCGCTTACGCCTGTTGCGGTGTCACGCGTGCAAAGCGTGATTGATGACCTGCGCGATCAGGTCGCACAAAAAGTAATGGACGCCGAACCAGAGGAGGATGAGCCAGAGGAGGACTGATGGCAAAACGGGCATCTGCCAGGGGGATACGCCGCGATGTCTCCGGTATTCTACGTGCCCCACGTCGTATGCAGGTGGCCGATGCGGTCAGCTCATATATGCGTGTGCCGATGGGGGCGGGTAACTCCGTACCCTGGGACCCCAATCTGGCCCCTTATATTATTGAGCCGATGAATTGCCTGGCATCCCGTGAATATGATGCGGTGGTATTTGTCGGTCCGGCCCGAACCGGGAAAACGATTGGCCTGATTGATGGCTGGATTGTCTATAACATTGTTTGTGATCCAGCCGACATGCTGGTCATTCAGGTCTCTGAAGAGAAAGCGCGTGAACATTCCAAGAAACGCCTCGACCGCACATTCAGGTGTAGTCCGGAAGTAAAATCCCGACTCAGCCCGCGCCGTAACGATAATAACGTTCACGACCGGACTTTCCGGGCCGGGAACTACCTCAAACTGGGCTGGCCGTCAGTCAACATTATGTCGTCGTCAGACTACAAAAGTGTGGCACTGACTGACTATGACCGCTTCCCTGAAGATATTGACGGGGAGGGTGATGCTTTTTCCCTGGGTTCTAAGCGTACGACTACCTTTATGTCCAGCGGGATGACTCTGGTAGAGAGTTCGCCTGGCAGGGACATCCGCGACACAAAATGGCGACCAACTACTGCGCATGAAGCGCCGCCGACTACTGGCATATTATCGTTGTTTAATCGTGGTGACCGCCGCCGCCTTTAC